ACGCTTGGACCAAACAATCCTTTGGTAAATTTACAACAATATGCCAATACTTTGACCAGAATGATCGAAATGGCAGGCTTCCAGGACGCACAATCCTTTATAAATACAGAAGTTCCGCCACTACCACCCACCCCGCCTGAGGCACAAAAGCCGTCTGCGGAAGAAATTTTAGCTACTGCTGAAGCACAAAAAGCGCAAAACTTGGCACAAAAAGCAATCATAGACGCTGAAACAGACAGAATGAAAATAATTATGGATGATGATAGGCAAAGGGACATAGAAGAGGCCCAGATCCGATTGAAAGCAATAGAATTGCAAGGTAAATACGGATCACAAATAAATATTGCTGAAATCAACGCTATTATGGAGCGAGATCGTGAAGTCATAAGACAGACTGCAAAAAATCAAGCCCAAGGACTGTTTACAAACAATGTGCCAACACAAAATATATAATTTAGAAGTTCTTGAAGGAGATTTAGTTTATATAGCAAAAGATATAATGGCCAGAAACCAAGATCACGCGTTACAAATTTTGACAATTTTATCTGGAGGTGAGATAAAAGAAGACTCAAAAGTGATTTTTATAGAAGAACAGAGGTTACATTAATGGCAATAACATACAGAGGCGAAAGATTTAGCGGTTACAACAAACCAAAAAGAACGCCTGGTAAATCAAAGAAGTTTGCTGTTCTAGCAAAGCAAGGTGACAAAACAAAACTTATTCGCTTTGGCGATCCCAACATGAAAATCAAAAAAGGCAGTCCAGCTAGAAGAAAATCTTTTAGGGCTAGACATAAGTGCGACACAAGTCCACCAAGTAAACTAACAGCAAGATATTGGTCTTGTAAAAACTGGTAAATTAATATGGCAAAAAAGAAAAAAGGTCCAACTCCTACAAACCCAACTCTATATTCCAGAGTGAAAGCTGAAGCAAAAAGAAAATTTAAGGTATATCCAAGTGCGTATGCAAACGCTTGGTTGGTTCGTGAATACAAAAAAAGAGGCGGTGGATATAGATAATGGCCAAAGGACTCAAAGAATGGTTTGAAGAAGAATGGGTAGATATTGGCGCACCTAAAAAAGGTGGCGGCTACAAAAAGTGTGGCAGATCAAAACTAAAATCTGATCGCAAAAGAAAATACCCAAAATGTGTACCCAAAGCAAAAGCTGCCAAGATGACGGCAAAACAAATAGCTAGTGCAGTAAGAAGAAAGCGGGCTGTGAAACAAGGCGTTGGTGGTAAACCAACAAATGTAAAAACCATTATTAAAAAAAAGAAATAGGAGTAATATTATGAAATTTTTTAGTAACTTATGGGGTAAACTAACTAATACAGAACAGGTACAAGTTAGAACCAGAAACAAAAAAGGCCAATACATACCTGACGATAAGTCGACACCAAAGGTGAATGAGGCTTACAAAACTGTTAGAGTTAAAAAAACAACTAAAAAGAAAAAGGAGAAATAATATGTATCACACAGGAAAAAAGAAAAAGAAAAAAGGTAAAAAGAAAAAAGGTAAATAATTATGCCATTTAAAAAATATTCACCAAAACAAAAAAAACTTGCTCGGGTAGCAAAACCTCGTAATAAAATTACGGGTGCTGATTTTGCAAAACTTAGAGCTAAAAAGAAAAAGAAAAAGTAATGAAAGTAAAAGCACCAAAAGGCTACCACTTTATGAAAGTTGGTAAATCTTACAAGTTGATGAAAAACAAAGGTAAGTTTGTGCCACACAAAGGGGCTTCACAAACAGCAGACTTTAAAGTTATAAAAACTCATAAATGAGTGATGCTGTTGCACTAATTACCGAGGTTGGTTTTCCAATAGCGGCAGCGCTTGGTCTTGGAGTTTTTGTGTGGAAACTTATCAACAGGATCATTGATGGTATGGAAACTAAGTTAGATACCTTAGATGACAAGGTACAAACAAGTTTAGATACTATGGAAGAGCGCGTGACAACTAAATTAGACAGTCAATATGGTATTATTGTAAGTCTTATTGATAGAGTTAGAGCCGTTGACAATCAAAGTATTAGACAGGATGTATTGTTAAAAACTTTGTTAGGTGTGCCAAACTTGATTGATATAGAAAAATTAGCAAAGGCGGATAGGGATGACCAAAGAAAAGACTAAATCAAGAGAACATCAAAAAGATCAAATTGCAAAAGCCGTATTTATAATTGGTATTGGTTTGTTAATTGGTATTATTTCAATAAATATAAAAGCAGATCAGATAGTTCATAAATTTAAGTCGCCAAGTTTTAATGGCATAGGTACATCAAGTCATTACCTAACCATAGAAAACCAAGAACATACTCGCAAACTTACAATCAAAGAAGAAATAAAAGCCTTACAAGATGAAATAGAAAGGGACAAAGAAAACTCTACACTTGCTAGGTTTATGCGTAATCTTGAATCAAGAGTCTATGCAGAACTATCAAGACAGTTAGTAAATAATTTATTTGGTGAAACACCACAAAGCTCTGGCACTATAACTTTAGAGGGTAATACCATAGAATATACAAGTGATGGCACAACATTAACCCTAACTATAACCGAGCAAGATGGAACAATCACAACTATCGTTATACCTATCGGTACTTTTACTTTCTAGTTGTTCTTTATTTTACCAACTAGACGATACCTATGAGCAAAGGTTTGAAGCAAAAGATATAGCGTCAATACAGGACTTGCAATCTCCTGAGTTAAAAAACGCAGCAATTCCCCTAGTGAGTCCTGTAGTGGCGGTTTATCCTACAGCTTTTACAGATCAGACTGGACAAAGAAAAAGTAATAGTGAGTTTGCTTTGTTTAGTACGGCTATTACACAACAGCCCAATGCTTTGTTAATAAGAGCCTTGAAGCACGCTGGAGACGGCAAGTTTTTTAGGGTAGTTGAACGAGTTGGTTTAGATAATTTAACCAAAGAGCGTCAACTAATTAGATCAGCAAGAGAACAAACTGCAACAGAAGAAGAAAAGAAAAAAGCACTTAGACCTTTGTTGTTTGCTGGTATATTGATTGAAGGCGCTGTCATATCTTACGAAGCAAACTTAGAAAGTGGCGGTGTTGGTGCAAGATATTTAGGCATTGGCAACAGTGTGCAATACAGAGAAGATAATATTACTGTTAGTTTGCGTATGGTATCTGTTGCAACTGGTGAGGTTTTGCTAGAAGTATTGAGTCAAAAAACTATATTTAGCTATGGTAAATCAGAGGATGTATTTAGATTTATAGAGGCAAACACCGAGTTAGTAGAAATAGAACTTGGTAACGCTAGCAACGAATCATCAACCATAGCTTTGATGAAAGCTATAGAGGGTGCTGTTTTAGAAATTATAGAACAAGGTTATGAAAAAGGTTTTTGGGTTTTACAAAACAATAATGAAGGAGTAGAATTAAAACATGAAACAATTGATAAGCCTGATTGTGATGCTGACTGCATTGACAACATACGCGGCTGACAATGAAATTTACATAGATCAATCTGGCACAGGTGCAAACATAGACCTGGAACAACTTGGCATATCAAATATTATTGGCGGTCTTAACTCTACAGCAGGTAGTCTAAATCCTTTTGATTTAGATGGTAATACCATGACATTAGATATAAACATGATTGGTGGTAGTAACAAATTCTTAGGTGACATATTTGCTGATACTTTTACAGGTTTTTATGAGTTTGATGGTGGCACTAATACTTTTACCATTCAAGTAGATCCAACAGATACTTATAGTTCTGACGGATCAAACCAAAATGTTGATGTCACAGGAAGTGGCAACACATTCACTCTAAATCAAGGCACAACTGCTTTGGCTTCACAACTAGACTTAGATTGGATTATTAACGGATCTAATAATACTGTTACATCAAATATTAATATAGATGGCGCTACCAACTATATGGATATTGATGGATCTGACAATACAGTAACTTATACAGGAACAGGCGTAACTGCATCAGCTGGTGGATATTTTTACTTGGACCATACAGGCGGATCAAGAACATTTAATGTTTCACAACTAAGCACACAAGACAATGACTGGCTTAAAATCATATCCATTTCTGGTACTGCTGCTTCTACTGTTTGCGTCATTCAAAACGACCAGGGTACAAGCACAAGCTGTTGATATTGGAGATATATCTGAACTAAACGGCAAGGCCGAAATAGTCAGAGATAAATCCTATGTTGCTGATGTTGATTTTGCTATACAAAGTAATGATGAAGCCATAACAAAAGATGGCCGTATGGCAATCACTTTTCTTGATAAATCTACTGTCAAACTTACTGAATGGTCTAAATTACTTATAGACGAATATATATACGATCCAGACCCAAGCAAAGCAAAAATGGCTCTTACCTTCGGTCTTGGTACGGCAAGATTTATCACAGGCAATCTAAATCGTATAGATAAACAAAATATTTCTCTTAAAACACCTACAGCTAATATAGCTATTCGTGGTACAGACTTTACTGCAACTGTAGATGAACTTGGCAGAAGTCTAATTATTCTTTTGCCAGATCCTTTTGGTTTATCTAGTGGAGAAATAGAAGTTGTTACAGCTATGGGAACTGTCATACTCAACAAACCCTACGAAGCAACTACTGTAAGCGTATTTGAATCAGCACCTACCAAACCAGTTATTTTGGATCTGACACTTGATATTATTGATAATATGTTAATTGTTTCACCACCAAAAGAAGAAGCGTTAGTCCAAGAAGAAACCACTACAACAAAAGCAGATAGTGTTTTAGATTTTAATGATCTTGATATTGATTATTTAGCAGAAGATTATTTAGAGAACGATAGTTTAGAATTTACTGAACTTGATATAAATTACTTAGATGTAAACTTTCTTGAAGATTTGCTAAATGTATTAGATGCTTTAGCAATAGATGAAGATGAAGATGTGCTAGCACAAGCAACAAGCACACAAATTGCTGGTACTTTGTTAGGTAAAGATCCAGACACACAAATAACTGCTTTGATTACAGGTAATGTTGTTAGTTTGCGTAGGCAGGTAAATGAAAGCGTAAGAGTTGATGTTAATGGCAGTAATGCTTATACAGTAATTTTAATACAAGATGGTGTATCTAATGTTATTAAAATAAATGGAGGTAGCGATAGTATAATTACTATCACTCAGAGTGATTAAATGAACAAACTATTATTACCTTTACTTATATTACTTTCTTTTCCTTTGATCTTTGAATCAACGCCTACAGAAATACTAAAACTAAAAGTGTTTGATGCTTTTGTAAAAACACCAGAAGAATCAGGCAATTTTGTAATACTAAATATTACTGAAGATGATATTGAGCGTGAAGGTGGTTGGCCATTACCAAGACAAAGATTAGCTGAGATTCAGCTAGATTTAATCAACAATGGTGCAATAGGTGTTGGCTGGGTTGTTAGTTTTCCACAAGCTGATCGTATGGGTGGTGATGAAATATTTGCAGAATCATTAAAGTTTGCTCCATCTGTTTTAGCTATGTTTGAAGATGGCAAAGGCAACTATCCAAGTTCACCAGGCACAGTTGTTATTGGTAATGATAATGGTGGTATAATTTCTTCGGGAGTGAAGGAAAACCTACCTCTACTATCAAACCACGCTTTACAAGGTTTAGCCGTTGCTCCCACAGATATTGATAATCTAGTTCGCAGAATACCTTTATTAGTTAAAACACCAAACAACGAATGGATACCTAGTTTTGGAACACAAATATATAAATCTCTATTAGGTGTAGAAACTTACATTATAAAAACTAATGATAATGGTATTGAAGAAATATCAATACGAGGAATACCACCAGTCAAAACAGATAGTTTTGGTCGTAAGTGGATCAGCTGGGTTGATACTCCACAAACAACTCTTGAAGAAATGCATGTTGCAGGTAAGTTTGTTTTTGTTGGCGTAACTGCTAACGGAGTCATGCCACAAATTGCAACTCCAGTTGGTTTAGTAGAACCACATAAGGTTCAAGCTGCATTATCTGAATCAATACTTGTACAGAACTCTCCATACATACCTGATTGGTCAAAAGCGGCCGAAATCTTGATTTTGACAATTTTTGTCACTCTGACATGGCTCACAATCAATTATTTCAATGTAGTTAAGGGTGCAAGTATAGTTGTAATTTTCTTGCTCACTACGGGCTTCTCAGGAGTTTTTAGCATCCAAAAGGGCATTTTATTGGATTTTTCATGGACTTTTGTGTCACAAATCTTTACATCTACTATTGCTTTTTATTTAAACTACCAAAAACAATATAAATTGCGTCAGCAGATTAAAAAACAATTTGAACACTATCTTGATCCTAGACAAGTAAAACAGTTACAAGACAATCCAGAACTTTTAAAACTTGGTGGCGAAAAAAGATACTGCACTTTTTTATTTACAGATGTTAGAGGATTTACAAATCTATCTGAAAAATTATCACCAGAAGAAGTTACAGACATAATGAACAAAGTTTTGACAGAACAGGTAACTTGCATACAAGCGCATGGTGGCATGGTTGATAAATTTATAGGTGATGCTTGTATGGCAATATTTAATGCACCGCTGGACATTGATGAACATGAAAAAAGAGCAATAGCTTGCGCACAAGATATGAGAACAGCTATAAATAGATTACAAAAAACCTTACCAGAACCAGTTGCTATAGGTATTGGTGTCAACTCTGGTGAAGCAGTCATAGGCAACATGGGATCAGATACTAGGTTTGATTATTCTGCTATTGGTGATGCGGTAAATACAGCTGCAAGACTTGAATCAGCAACAAAAGAAGTCGGCGAGGATATATTGATTGGTGAAAATACTGCAAAAAATTGTGATTTTGAGTTAAAATCACTAAAACCTATAAAGGTGAAAGGTAAAAAAGATTATTTAAAAATATATACAGTCTGATGACAATAAAAAAAATGACAGTCAAAGATGTTGCAGAAAGACTTACAAAGTTAGAAACAATATCACACGAGCGTTGGAAAACTGCTTTCAATGAATTTTCAGACATCAAAGAAGAAATCACTAGAATTAATTTAACAATAAAAACTGCAACCTTTGGCGTGTTTGGTTTTCTTGGCGCTTTGTCTATAGCAGTTGTAACATCAATGTTGGTTTAATATGAAAAATATACTTAAAAATATAGTTGGTACAGTAGCACCTACTCTTGGAACAGCTTTAGGTGGACCTATGGGTGGCATGGCTGCAAACATGATTGCAGATGTTCTTGGTGTGCCAAACGATCAAAAATCTATACAACAAGCAATACAAAACGCAACACCAGAACAGATGCTTGAACTTAAAAAAGCCGAACAAGACTTTGAAGTTAAAATGAAGGAACTTGATGTTGATGTTTTTAAACTAGAAACACAAGATAAACAAAATGCAAGAAGTATGTTCAGTAAAGACTGGACTGCAAGAATTATAGGTTTGGTAACTATAGGCGGTTTTCTTGGCTACATATTTTTAGTAACACTACAACCACCAGAACAGAACAGCGAGGCACTTATTAATTTAGTGCTTGGTTATTTGGGTGGCTTGGCTAGTGCAATCATATCTTTTTATTTTGGTGCATCACACTCGTCTGACGACAAATGACAAACCCAGACGCTTTTGTATATAAAGTAACTTTACAGAAAGTTATTGATGGCGATACTGTTCGTTTAAAAAGCATTGATCTTGGTTTTTCCGTGCAACTACACAATAAATCTGTTCGTATAGCAGGCATAGACACGCCAGAATCAAGAATAAACACAAAAAGACAACCACATAGAACAAAAGAAAAAGAACTTGGATTGCTTGCTAAATCAAAATTAAAAGAATGGTTAGTTGGCGATATAACATTGAAATCGTATGGTACTGATAAATATGGTAGAGTATTAGGCGATATATTTTGCGAACAAGGAAATGTTGCTGAATTACTTAAAAAAGAAAATCTTGCCGTTGACTATGATGGCGGAACAAAAACAAAAGTCTGGGGGGAGTAATATGGAAATTTCACAAGAAGGTTTAGCCTTGATAAAGAAATTTGAGGGCTGTGAGTTAGAGGCTTATAAATGTGCAGCAAATGTGTGGACAATAGGCTACGGCTCAACTAAAGGTGTAAAAGAAAACGACACTATAACGCAAGAAGAAGCTGACAATCTTTTGTTGCATGAAATGAAAGAATATGAAGGTTATATAAATGATCTTGTAGAAGTTGATTTGGAACAAAATCAATTTGATGCATTAGTATCATGGGTATTCAACCTTGGGCCAGCAAATTTAAAAGCCTCAACTTTATTGAAAGTTTTAAATGCAAAAGATTATGAAGGCGTACCAGCACAAATTAAAAGATGGAATAAAGCTGGTGGCAAGGTACTACAAGGTTTGATTAGAAGAAGAGAAGCAGAATCGCTATTGTTTACAGGAGAGGATTGGAGTACGATATAGATATGTCTATAGGAATTTTAGGACCAAACATAAGAGAAGATAGTTTACCACCAGTAAATCGACCACCAGTTGTTACACCAACTGTAGATCCAAGTTTTGCAAGCGGTTTTAATTATGCAAGATCAATAGCTGGTGGATTGCCTATGGAACAAGTTATTGCACCAGGCGTAAGTTTTTCACCAGAACAAGCAGGTGGTTATACACAAGCACAACTTGGTCCAGTTATATCAGATATGCCAACCATTGTTACAGATGCGCCACCAGATATGCCATTTAGTGACGCAGACGCACCTGATTATTCACAATTACCACCAAATATTATAGGCGGTGGTATGGGTGATAACATTACAATATTACAAGATCAATTGCGTTTTCCTCCGCCAAGAGACATTTTAGGTGGTTTTAATTTTGTTCCACAAATAGATGTAGATGTTTTGCGACAAGGTTTGCGTGATGAAATAACATCATTGATACCACCACAAGAACAACCAGATTTGACAAAATTTATATCAAGGGACGAAATTGATACTTTGTTATCGCAAGGACCTACTGGAGGTAGGCTCTCTATAGAACGACAAGATATGCCTGAGATACCAGATGTGTCAAAATTTGTAACACAAAAAGATATTGACCAAGCAATACAAAATATTGATATACCAACAATGCCAATGATGCCTGATCTAACACCTTTTGACCAAAGATTGGCAAGTCTTGAACAAGGTCTTTTTGATTTGCAACAAGGACCTACTGGTAGCAGATTTTCAATAGAGCGTCAAGATCCAATGGGCTTATTTGCATGAGCATAACCCACGAAGAAGCTGTAAAAGCTGCACAAGCTGAAGCAATACTAGATTCTGATGTTTTTAAAGAAGCACTAGAAAATTTAAAAAACGAATACACAAATATTTGGTTAAACACCAGAGATATTAAAGATACACAGATAAGAGAAGATTTACACAGATCATTATTGTTGTTACCTGAAGTAGAACGGCATCTACGCATCATGGTAGAAAAAGGCAAACTTACAAAAACACATATAAACAAAATTAGAAATTTAGGATAAATATTCCCTTTTTGTAGAATATTGGTTTAAAATATTCATAAATACAGTAAAGGAGTATTTATATGGCAACAACGGAAAAACCGACTGCACT